CAATTAAGAGTGCAGACGATGGAGTTTTTGCAGTTTCATTAGTTGAATCACCTGCAATAGAAAAGGATTTTGTATTCCTATCTTCTGAAGTAGTTGAACTTAAAGTAGTAGATGAAGAAAGACGTATTGTAGTAGGTTTCGCTTTAGTTCCTGAAAAGAGAATCTTTAGACGAATGAACGGTAAAGATTTTAATATATTTTTCACTAAAGAAACGGTTGCACAAACTGCTGAAATCTATATGAAGAAATTAAATCTAAACAACTTTACTACCGAACACGAAGAAAAGGTACAAGGAGTTTCAGTTATTGAATCTTGGATTGTAGAAGATTCTAAGAATGACAAATCTAATCTTTATAATCTAGGTGCTAAAGGTGGCGAATGGGTTTTAATGTCAAAGATTTATAACGATGAAGTTTGGAATGAAATTAAGCAAGGAACATTCAAAGGTTATTCTATAGAGGGTGCTTTTGATGGGTTTGAACAACTACATTCTAAAGAAGATAATATTATTAATGAATTAAAAACTTTAATAAATGGCTAGTACTACAAACACAGCTTACATAGTTCAAGTTGATACATTAGAAAGTGAATCTGGAGTATCTATTGAGAATGGAGTTTTACACGTTTACGACAATAAACTAAAGGTACATTTAAACGGTGCTATTCAAGAAGTAACAATTGGAAGTACAACGGTTAACGCTAGAAAATATGGCTCATTCTTTTCTACTCAAACACAATCACCAACAATAAGTACAGTAACAGCTATTACTTTAAACGGAACTGATGCAACATCTACTAGTGGTGTATCAATTGTAAATAATAGTAGAATAAAAGTAGATACTGTAGGAGTTTATAACATTCAGTTTTCAGCACAACTATACCGAGTTCAAGGTGGTGTTAAGAAACAAGCTATAATATGGATTAGAAAGAACGGTGTTAACGTTCCTAATACTGCAACACACGTTACAATGCAGGCTAATTCAGATTTCTTAGTAGCAGGATGGAATTTCTTTATTTCATTAAACGCAAATGATTACGCTGAACTAATGATACATCAGGACGATGCAATTCAATTAATAGCAGAAGCAGAAGATTTAGTACATGGTTATCCAAGTGTACCTAGTGTAATATTAACAGTTGATAAAGTAGGGTAAAATGGCTAAGATTAAAAAACCAACAAAAGAGGATTACGAAAAGCAATCTAAAGGACAAGGAATAGGAACTTTGATAGGGCAATCTACTTTAGTTATAGTGAATCCTTAAATCAATTTGCAACAGATAGATAACTAAAATGTTTAAATAAATAATAACTAATAATAATAAAAATGAGTTTAAAAGAAAATGTAAATTCTGTGCTTAGAGCAGTAGGTTTGAAAGCAGTAGAAATAAAATTAGCACAAATGAAAGGAGAGGATGGAGTTACAGTATTTGAAGCTGAATCTTTTGAAGCTGATTATTCAGTTGGTATCGCAACAGAAGAAGGAATTGTTCCTTGTCCAGTCGGAGAATACAAACTTGAAGACGGTACTATCATGGTAGTAGAAGTTGAAGGTATCATTGCTGAAATTAAGCCAATGGAAGAAGCAGAAGTTGAAGTTGAAGTAGAAGTTGAATCTCCTGAAGCTGCTCCTGTTGCAATGGAAGAGGCACAAACGGTAAAGAAAGTAGTTGAATCAATTACTAAAGAAACATTCTTTTCTGAGATTGAAGCATTGAAAAAAGAAAATATTGAATTGAAAGCACAATTAGAATCTAAAAAAGAAGTAGTTGAATTGGCTGAAGCAACAGAAGTTGAGCCTATCAGATACAATCCTGAAAATTCTAAAGCACCTGAAGTATTTAGATATGCGAAAAGTGCAAATCAAACAACTTTAGATAGAGTATTAAATAAATTAAATAAATAACTAATAAATAAATTTTAAAAAATGGCAACTACAACGTCAATTACTACAACTTATGCTGGAGAATTTGCAGGTAAGTATGTATCTGCTGCTTTGCTTTCTGCAAACAGTTTAGAAAATGGTGGAATCACGATTCTTCCTAACGTAAAGTTCAAACAAGTAATGCAAAAAATTGGATTAGATGGAATCCTTAAAGATGCTACTTGTGATTTTACATCTACATCTACAGTTACTTTAACTGAAAGAATCTTAACATTAGAAGATTTCCAAGTTAATTTGCAATTGTGTAAGAAAGATTACCATAACACATGGTTAGGAATGGAGCAAGGTTATTCTGCACACGATGTATTGCCTAATTCTTTTGCTGATTACCTTATTGCATTGGTTGCTTCTAAAGTTGCTGCTACTGTAGAGACTAACATTTGGTCAGGTGCTACTGCTACTTCAGGTGCTTTCGATGGTTTTGAAGTTCTTTTAGCTGCTGATGCTGCTCTTCCTGCTGCTAATGAAGTTGCTGGTGCTGCTGTATCTGCTTCAACTATTATTGTTGAATTGGGTAAAATTGTAGATGCTATTCCTGCTGCTCTTTACGGTCAAGAAGGATTAAGAATTTATGCTTCAAGAGCAATCGTTAAGGCTTACATTCGTGCATTAGGTGGATTCGGAACAAGTGGATTAGGTGGTAACGGTGTTAACGCACAAGGTACACAATGGTACACAGATGGAAGTTTATCTTTTGATGGTATTCCATTGTTTATGTGTTCAGGTATGACTTCAACAGTTGCTATTTGTACTTATCCTGAAAACTTATTTTTCGGAACTGGTTTACTAGCTGATACAAATGAAGTGAAAGTTATTGATATGTCTGAATTAGATGGCTCTCAAAACGTTCGTGTTATTATGCGTATGGCTATGGGTATTCAATATGCTAACGTTTCAGATATCGTAACTTACGGAATCACTAACGCAGCTAACTAATAATTAATTATTAACTAAGAAGGGGTGGTGAAGTGCCTCCCCTTTTTTAATACATAAAAAAAATGGCTTGTGAAATAACACTAGGGCGAATAGAGCCTTGTAAAGATAGTATCGGTGGATTAGATGCAATTTACTTCGTTAACGATGGAGATGCAACTGGTTACACTTATGATGCTGTAAATACTGATGCAATTGAAACCGTAACAGGTACACCAACTGCATTTAAATATGATTTGAAAGGAGCGAGTAATACTTTCGTTCAAACTGTAAACTCTTCAAGAGATAACGGTACTACTTTCTTTGACCAAAAATTATCTATTACATTAAAGAAACTTTCTGTATCTGACCACAAACAACTTAAATTGTTGATTTACGGAAGACCAAACGTTATCGTTAAAGATAACAACGGTAATTTCTTCTTAGCAGGAAAAGACTTTGGTATGGATGTAACGGGTGGAACTATTGTAACTGGTGGTGCAATGGGTGACTTGAGTGGCTACACTTTAGAATTAACGGGAATGGAAAAAGTACCTGCTAACTTCTTTGAAGCAACTACTGAAGCATTACTTACAACTGCGGGTTATACAATTACTGCAGGAGTATAATTATTATTTTCTAGAAACAGAAGCCCTCGCTATATTAGTGGGGGTTTTTTGTTTTATTCCACATAACATTAGGACAATAGTAGATATATCCTTTAGGACATAAAACCATTTTTATAACTTTTATTCTTTTGAATGTTTTATAATTATAATCAAAATCATTGCTCATAACAAATACATAATTTCTGCGTTTTTTAATTGCAGTATCTAACATATCGTTTAGAATTTTTCTTGTTTCTTTATAGTTTATCATAAGGCAAATATATCAAATAAAACAAAATCACGTTACAATTGTTATTATAGTATATGATTTTACTTAAAGAATTAGCAACAAGCCAAACGTTTAAAGTTATTCCTAGAAGCTATACGGCAACTTCGATGACTTTCACGCATGAAGAAACGGGTGTAGTTTTAACTTATTCTATTTCACCTACTACAGATAGATACTATTTATCTATTTCTAAAATCATTGCTTTAAAAGATAATCATTTTTATACATTAAATATACTTAACAATACTACTGTAGTTTATACAGATAAAGTATTCGTTACAAATCAAAGCATACAAACTTATTCAATTAATAACGGAGAATATGTACAAAGTTCTTCAAATAACGACTATGTAGTTTATGAATGAAACATCAAATAGTTTTGTACTAGAATTATCTAGTTACACACAACCTTCAATTGTAGAAGATTCACGTAATGCGTGGGTTGAATATGGTGAAGATAATAATTACTATTCTTGGTTAATTGACCGTTATAGAAATTCGCCTACAAACAATGCTGTAATCAACAATATGTCAAAGTTGATTTACGGTAAAGGGTTGAATGCTAAAGACGCTAATAGAAAGCCTAACGAATACGCTCAAATGAAGATGTTATTCGGTAAAACTTGTTTACGTTCTGTTATCCTAGATTTGAAACTAATGGGTTCAGGTGCTTTTCAATGTATTAAATCAAAAGGTTTAATATCTAAAGTAGAGCATTTACCAATGAATCTATTGAGACCTGCTAAATGTAATAAAGACGGAATTATAGAGGGTTATTGGTATTCTGATAACTGGGAGGATGTAAAGAAGTTTGTTCCCGTATTTATTCCATGTTTAGGAACATCAACAGAAGATATTGAAGTATTAGTATTTGGTAACTATTCAGTAGGTAGAAAGTATTTTTCATCTGTTGATTACGAAGGTGCTTTAGACTATTGTGTATTAGAAGAAAGAATTGCAGAATATCTAATTAACGAAGTTGAAAATGGATTTTCAGGAACAAAAGTAGTTAACTTTAATAACGGTGTACCAGGAGAAGAACAACAAAGACTTCAATCTAGTAAAGTATTAAACAAATTAACGGGTTCAAGAGGTCAAAAAGTAATCGTTTCTTTCAATAATAACGAGACTCAAAAAACTACAGTTGACGATATTCCTTTAAATGATGCACCACAACACTACGAATACTTATCTACAGAAGCTAGAAACAAGATTTTAGTAGGTCATAATATTACTTCTCCTATGTTAGTAGGTGTTACTTTGGATGGTAGTGGTTTTTCTAGTTCAGCAGATGAAATTGAAGTAGCAGCAATCTATTTTTATAATACTATTGTAAATCACTTTCAAGAATTAGTTACAGATGCTTGTGATACTATCCTTGCAATAAACGGTATATCTTTGGATTTATTCTTTGAGCGTAAATCTTTAACTACAGATTCAAATGTTATTGTACCAGCACAAGATACTACTACACTTTCTTTAAGTTCAGCTATTGATAAATTAAACTTAGATAACTTTGGAGAAAATGCTCCTGAAAATTGGGTGTTAATTGATGAGTTTGAAGTTGATTATGACACAGACGATTCAGAAAATGCATTATTAAGCGAAAAACCAAAAGAAGAAACTTTGCTATCTAAGATTTGGAACTTTATTTCTTCAGGAGATGCAAGACCAAACATAACAAGTAAGCAAGATGAAACTATAGACGGAATTAAATTCGTTACTAGATATAAATATGCAGGAGAAACAAGCGAAAATACAAGAGCATTCTGTAAAAACATGATTAAAGCTAATAAGATATATCGTAAAGAAGATATTATCAATATGGGAAGTCAAGTTGTTAACGAAGGTTGGGGGCCTGAAGGAACTGATTTATATTCTGTATGGTATTTTAAAGGTGGTGGAGCGTGTCACCATCGTTGGAACAAACAAGTTTATGCTGTGCTTTCAGGAACGGCTTTAGATTTACCTAATCAAAAACAAATTGCACAAGCGAAGGCTGCTAAATATGGCTATACAGTGAAAAATGAAAATCTAGTTTCAACTAGACCTACAGATATGCCTTATGAAGGTTTTTTACCAACTAATAAAAGATTCAACTAATGGCACAAGCATTATTCGTCACCACAACTGAAATTGCTAAATTCACTTCTTTAAATGGTAATTTAGACCCCGACAAGTTCACAGATAAAATGAAGGTTGCACAAGATATTCATATTCAAAATATCTTAGGTACAAAACTATTTAATAAGATAAACGATGGAATCGTAGCAGGAACTTTAGCAAGTCCTTACACTACGCTATTAACGTCTTATATCAAGCCTATGGTTATTCATTACACGATGGTTGAATATTTGCCATTCGCTAGTTATACATTCGGTAATAAAGGAGTGTTTAAACATGGTAGTGAAAACGGTGAAAACATATCTAAGGAAGAAATGGATTCACTAATCGAGAAAGAACGAAGTTTAGCACAGCATTATAACGAAAGATTTGTAGATTACATTTGCTTTAATTCAAATTTATATCCTGAATATAACGCAAATTCTAATGGTGATATGTTTCCTGATAGAGATGTTAATCTAGGAGGTTGGTTTCTGTAGATTTAAAGTTTAAAATATGAAGATAAAATATAAACAAAAGGCTTCTAACATTAAGAAATTAGAGCAGTACATAATCAAATTAAGTAAAGATGGCACAATACAAGATATCAGGGTTAACAGCATATCCAAATAGTACATTCGGGGTTAATGATAAGTTCGAAGTATCTTATCTTTCAAGTGGTGTTCACTATTCTAGGTATTTAACAGGAACACAAATATTTGCCACTTTACAAGTTAAGTTAGTTTCAGGTACAAATATCAAAACCATTAATGGCAACTCATTACTTGGGAGTGGTGATTTGGTAATTAGTGGTGGTGGAGGTAGTGGTATTTTCGGAATCTCAAATTCAAGCGGTGTTTATACTTATTACGCAACGTTAACACTTGCAATGGCAGCAGCTTCAAGTGGTCAAACTATTGAAATGTTTGCAGATGTTGTTGAAACGGGAGCGGTTGAAATTACTTTAAAAGATGGTGTGAATATAAATGGAAACGGATACACATATACACTAAATAATAGTGGCACAAGTAACGCTTTAAAAGTAACAAATAGTACTACAATAAATTGTTCAATTTTAAATCTAAACGTAGTTAGAACGGGTAGTACTTCAGCACAATTAGTAAACGCTTGTTTATATTCGGGAACATCAACAAGCGGAAATATTTATTTAACGGGTTCTAAATTCACAAATACGGGAAGTGGGAGTGGTATAGCTATTGGCTCGGGTGCTACGATTTCTATATACGATGGCACATCAATTGCAAATACTTCTTTTGGCTCAATCTATATTGAATCTTCAGCGGGTGCAAAAGTGTATAATTCAATTGGAATAGCTACAAGTCAAATAGGAATTAATTGCTATCTTGGTGGAGATTTATATAATTGTACTGGAATATCTAGTTCAGGAATTGGCATAGATGGAGCGGGTGCAACAACGGGAGGGAATCAATATAATTGCATAGGAATATCAACAAGTGGAACAGCATTTACTACTGGTTTAATTTCAGTAAATTGTATAGGTAGGTCAACTTCGGGAAATGGAATTTCATCTATTTCACCAAGCAAAGTACATAGTTGCGTAGGTATATCAGTAAGTGGTAGGGGGATTTCAAATGTTTCAAGTGTAATTTATAATTCACAAGGAATTTCGAGTTCAGGGGTTGGGTTTTTAATCCAAACATCTACAGCTATTTTATATAATTGTTTGTCTAAATCTGATTCAAGCTATTCAATTTGGGGATGGCAAAATAGTTCAGTTTATAATTCAATTATTGAGTGTAAATGGAATAATGTAGGAGGTAATGGAATACAAGGAATAAGTGGATTTATAACATCAACAATTGTAAACTGTTTATTTAAATTATCAAATGCAACTGCTCCATATTTAAATAATGGTGGTACTGCTCAAGCAATTTCAATGAGAGGAAACACTTATCAAGGCGGAGGAGCGTTCAATGTCAATTTAACACAAGCAATAATAACAGTAGAAGATGCACAAGGTAATATATTTTTATAATGGAAAACGTAAGTAAAATAGACATAATGATAGATACAATCTATTGTTATGATGAAATGACAAATGAAAGAGCAGACTATCCTTTGACTTCTGAGTATGATTTTTTTATGAATGAATTCTCTGATACACAAGAGCTGTTGACTGTGAATATCTACAATCCAATTCCAAGAATCATGAAGTTTTACGGTATTGAGAATTCAGTGCCAAAGTCATTTACAGAATTGGATTATGTAGATATGAGTAAGGAACAAAAAGCTATATTTGATGCTTTTGTTGAAATGATTAAAATAAAGTAAAACCACAAATTAAACCACAATGCTTGAAATTATTGAAACCATAAAAAAACACGGTGCTTTAGGAATGACCGTTATTGCTTTGATTTGGATGAACTCACGTTTGTCATCTGTAGAAGAAAGACTATTCTCTTGTTTAAACGATAGGCAAGAAATTAAACAAGCATCTACACATAGAGGAGAAATATACATAAAGACTAATCTAATCGCAATACTACCAAATGAGCGTAAAAACAGTATTAAAAGAACTTTTTCGTGATACTTTAAAGAAAGACGGTAAATGGTCAAGAACTTCGCTTACAATGTTTACTTCATTTTCTATCTGTGTGCTTGTTGGGTTAATCGACTTTTGTATGCGTGGCTATAATTCTGAAGTATTCTTCGGTTTTCTTTCGGTTGCAGTAGGTAGCAAGATTTCAGATGCATTTAGCAAGAAGATACATAGCTAATATATTATACTTTTGTCACAAATTATGTACATTTTAGCTAATATATTATACTTAATAACATATAAAAATGAAAATTAACTACACACATTTAGCGACTTTAGTATTTATGTTTCTAATGTC